ATGTGCGGCCGGTGGGGCTTTCGCGATTGGGACCCGGTTGAGGCACGGCTCTACCAACCAACAGTCCAGAAGGTGTTGGAGGACTACGGTGACGACTGGATCTTCCAACTCGAGATGGGCGAGAGTGGCTTTGTCCACTACCAGATCTACTGGAAGCTCACCAAGAGGGACCGACCCAAAACACTGGCGATCGCCTTGAACGAACGCCTTCCGGGCATCGAGCTGTCGGCAGCTTCGACAGGAGGAGTCCTGGCCCTCAAACGCTACTGCATGAAAGACGACACACGACTGGCTGGGCCGTGGTCGAAGAAGAAAATCTATCGGGGAGAAGACTTGCCGGTGAAGATGCTGCCTTGGCAGCAAAAGCTCGCCGACTACCTGAAGACGGAAGCCGGAAAGCGAGAGATCATCTGGCTGATGGACCCTCTCGGCAAGATGGGAAAGACCATCTTCGGCAAGATGATGGCCTACTGGCGGGGCGCCCTGTACCTGACGTGGGGCGACACGAAGGACGTGATGAACTTGGTCGCCAAGAGCGACAAGAACAATGTCTACATCTTCAACCTTTCGAGAACCAAGCCGAAGATGATGAGCTCAGACGACCTCTACACGGCCCTCGAGCAGATCAAGGATGGTGCCTTCATCAACACCAAGTATGAGACCTCGCAGGTGCTCATGAAACCGCCACACGTCGTCGTGATGGCGAACTGCATGCCGGAGATGGCCAAATTGTCCAAAGACCGGTGGAATGTCATCGTCATGAAGTTCAGTGACCGACCTCCCGTCGAGGAGGAGACACGCTTCACCATGGAGGACCCTGTGAAAGAGAGGGAAGGAGGGGGTTCTTCCTCACAAGAGACCGTCGTGCTGTCCCAGGAGGAGCACGAGGTCATGGGAGACCAGTTCCCCGATTCCTCAGCGCCTACCGGCGCTTCGGTATAACTTTGCATAGGCGCTCGCGCTGGAATACCAAGGCAAAGTTCATATAATAATTCTCTCTGTCTCTCGAATCTCTAAATTTCCGAAAAAAAAAACGCTATCAAAAATCGCCAAAAACACGCTAGACCCCAGCTAATCGTTCGATTATTTTCTTTTTTTTGATAGCGAAAATTTTTAGCTTTTTCTTGAAAAAAAGAAAATTCCTAAGTGTGGGACCTACCCACCATGAGAAAAAAAAGACCTCGGATTCGCACGACTCACAAAAGAGGTCGAGAAAAAAAAAAAAACAGAAAAAAAAAAAATTTCGGCCAGAAACATTTTTTTTTCTGGCCTGCCGAAAACCCGAAACCCGAACCCGAAACCCGTAAAAGTCTGGACCCATGTTACTGTGACGGGGTCCGACCGACCGACCCATGTTACTGTGACGGGGTCCGACCGACCCGAAACCCGAAACCCAAAAAGTCTGGACCCATGCTACTGTGACGGGGTCCGACCAAAAAAAAATGAGTACGGCGAAAACGTAAATTTTTACATTCCCCTCCAGCTTCGCCCACATGCCGGCCTTATGGGCCGAGATGTAACTCCCACCTCCTGGACAACTTGTCTCGAAGGGGAGATGTACGGTTCACACACTAGGAATCACGACTCGCAGCTTCTTGACAGCAGTGAGATCGTCAGTGGAGAAAGGATCGACAGGGTAGGGAGCGACCTCAGGTTGGCCAGGGCACTGGAAGGCGTTGGGTTGGCCCGCAAGAGCAGCGCGCTGAGCCTCTTGGGTAACAGCGGCACGCTTGGCCTCCATGGCGACGATGTTGGCGTCCTGAACGGTGTTCCACGAAATCTTAATCGTGAACTCCAGACCGACGGTGAACTTGGCCTGAACGGCGGAGGTGCCGGGATGACTCCACCAGATCCACGAGCCGTAGAACGGGTACTCAGTGGCCGACGCCATCATAATGGCGGTGTTGATCGCCGGAAGACGAGGGTACTCGATGAGGTCCTGGCCGTACTGATTGTCGATCAGCACAGCGGTGTGAGGTTCACAGCAGATGATACCATCACGCTTGCCAACAGGCACAACAGTCTTGTGAGCCCGACGCTCGATGTTCGTGAGGTCGATGGTAGAGAGACCCGTAGCGGGAGCATACGAGTCAGGGTTGCCGGTATGAGAGCCGCAGAAGATCAGACCACAGTTGTTCGTCTGAGAGGTGACAGCAGCATTGTTCGCGTCCACCACAATCGCGTCGGAGAAAGGAACCACGCGCATCTGAAACGCGTCAACAGTCATCCACTTGAAGCAGTTGTTGAAGTTCTTGCACTCTTCAGGGAAGTCGAGGAAGGTGGCGCCGAGCGTACCGACACCGGTCAGGGCACGGCCCAAGAACAGCTTGAGAGCTTGAGCACCACCAGCAGCGGAGTTGGACACGGAAGCTCCGAAGAACGCCGTCGACGAAGTGCCCAGGGTGGTAGAGTAGGTGTTGTACACCTTGTAGGTGCGGGTGACCTTGCCACCGTGCAGCCGGGAGTCCGCCATCGTGATCGGCCGCATGAGGTAGGGGGAACTCCCCTTCGAGGTACTCTGACCCCGACGTCGCTTAGTACCGCCGTACTGACTGGCCGCGACGGCGCTTGCCGAGCGCTCGCTTGCCCTTTCCTTTGGAACGACCTCGAAATCGTCGTTGTCGGACAAATCGGCGCTTTCCACCGAAGGCAGGGGCGGCAGGGGTGCCTGCGCGCGCTGCTGCGAGTGCTTGAGCTCGTAGTGCCCCGTGACGGAAGCAGTTGGCGCCGTACCGATCGCAGGATGGGCACGCTGAAGCGAAGGCTTTGCGAGGGCGGTAATGGCCCGCATACGACATCGACGAGAATTTGGTTTATGGATTTATTCCAAAACACATCCGACTGACTTTTATACAAACGCCAAATTGCTTAAATGGCTGAAGTGAAGCAACAGGAGAACCAGGTGTTCATC